CCCGGAGGCGCTACCATCGGGACCATCACAAGAGAGAACGCATTCTTGTGGAACACCATGTTCTGCGAATAGCCCGTCGAGGCGGTGCCCATGATCGTGATCGTGGCATCGTCCTGCGGCGCGGCGCTGACAGTCTGGAATGCGCCAGCCGTGATGATCGGAGGCGAGATCGTCAGAGTGGTGGTGTTGGTCGTGGTACCGTTTGCGGTCACGTCCGACTTGACGACGAACTGCTGCAGATGTGGCAGAGTCGCCTTCGTCACCGGGTTGACTGCATACACGCCATCAATGGTAAACACCGCGCCCTGCTTGATCGTGGCCGCAGCGTCCCAGCCATCGGTCAGCAAGGTCATCGTGCCGCTGTCCTTGGTGGCGGCCCAGGTCGTGGTCTGGTTCGCACCCTTGACAACCGGCGTGGTGTTGTCGCGCGTGCCGTCCGTGAAGGTCTGGACGTTCTGCGACGAGTAGGTATCCACGTTGCCGATCATGCCGAGCTTGCCGCGACGATAGGCGTCTTTGGCAACGTCCTGCATGTACAGCGCGGTCTGCGAGCCGAGCATTCCCCACTGATCGGTCGGGCTGAGAACCGCAGCGCGATCATCCTGGAACACCGCACCAAGGTCCAAACGCTCCGGCGCCTTCGCGAAGTCGGCATAGGAGTTGATCGTCTGGCCCGGCGTACCGACCCAATTCCACACATCTTTGTAGAGATTGAGCAGATCGCGGTCGATCTGGTTGGCAAGCTGGATCATCGCCGGCTTGATGACGCGCTCGGAGAGCTTGTCGATCTGCAGGGTGAGGTCCTGCGAGGTGAACGCGAAGTCCACACCCTTCTGCTTGTCCACAGAGAGGGTGAACTTGCCTTCCGTCACGTCCTGACCGGACGCGGTAGCGCCGTCGCGGACGGTGAAGTCGGTCGGGCGACGGATGGAGATCGACTCGCCAACGGTATAACCGTTGACCTTCTTGGAGAACTCTTCCTCGTAGCCGCGATAGACGAGATTGCCCATCACGCAGTTGTTGTCGAGAATCGAGATGGCTTCCGCCGCAATGATATCGGCGGTCAGAGTCGTATTGGTCGTCATTAGCCTAAACCCCTATTGGGTTAGGCACGGGCCTTCTGCTGCGCGCGGCGAGCCGCGATGTAGGCGGATGCGTCATCCGACTTTGCGAGAGACGCTAAATCCGTTGTTGGTGCAGCTCCGCCCTTTAGGACGGACAGTGGTGCCGGTGCCTGAGTTTGTTTCTTGGGTTGAGGCAGAGACAGCTTGGCTTCGAGGCGGCCGATTTCTCGTGCGGCATCTCGCGCAGACAGAGCATTCAATTCAGCGGCAAGGCCGGGGGTTTTGGCGATGTGATAGGCCAGCATCGGCCCCTTATCGCTGTCCCGGACTTCCTCGACCACGTGAGGCGCGAATTGACCGCCCGCTTTGACAAAGCCCTCAAGGACCGAGTCATAATCCGGGACGCTCTTTTTCACGTCTTCGACGCGCTCAAGAAACTCCTCATTCGCTTCTCGGACCCGCTCTTGCAGGGTTTGCGCATGATTGCGCTGGTCCCGCTCGTTCAGGTCTTTGCGGACCAACTGAGCCGCGTCATATGCGGCCTTCGCGGTCTGATAGGCGAAGTAGTCGCCGTTGAAATCCGCCTCCTTGGGCGCGCCCTCTTCCGCCGATTTCGCCGCGACCTGCCGCAATCTCTCAAGCTCGGCTGCCTGCTCGGCAACCATGGTTGAAAGTCGCGCGGCCTTGCGCTGAAGACGCTGATTGCGCGTCAGGCGCCGGGGTTCATCGGTAGAGGTATCGCCGTCAGTGGCGGTTTGCTCTGTCTCCTGGCTTGTCTCTGCATTCTCCGTCGTGGCATCTGCCGCTTGGGCGACGCTCTCCGTCGAAGTTGCCTGTTCGCTTACGGCTGGCGCGCTAACTGCGGTCTGCTCGGTCGTCGGGGCGGCTGCCCCTGATGCTTCGGTCATAGTCCTCTTTGCTCAGCAAAAAGCCGCCCGAAGGCGGCTGGTCATCGAGCGGCAAACGCTGAATGCGAAAGCCTGCTACGAAGCGGGTTCACCCGGTTGCGGGCGATTGTCTGCGGCGTACCGCGCTGTCGCTGCTGCGGTGTTGATCTGGTGGGCCTTGATCGCGGCATCATGCTCGCGGTCATCGCTCGCCACCTGCGCGCCGATGATTGATTTCGTCTGCTCGGTGCCGGCCTGCACGACCGTCTTGTGCATACCCACCCCGGCATTGATCTGGGCAATTTCGATCTTGGTCTGAGCGTCGAGCATCATGCGCTCGCGTTCCAGAATCGCGGTCTGCGCCAGTTCCTCGCGCTTCAACTGCGCGTTCAACTCGGCCTGCTGCACCTGAGCGTCGATCTTCATCTGCTCGATCTGCGCGTCGTTTGCCGCCTTAGCCTGCTGGAACTGCTGGTCCGCCTGCTTAAGCTGCGCCTCCATCTGAATCTTCATCAACTCAGGCGGCGGCGGCTGGTTCTGCTGCTGCGCCGCCATCATCTGCTGGATTTGCTCAGGCGAAGCGCCCTGCTTTTCCATCTCTTCCATCTGAATGATGGCCGGCGGCAGGTTGGCGCGGAACCGCTTGGCAATATCGTCCGCCATCGGCCAGTCTTGCGCCTTGGCGAGCAGGTCAAGGATGAGCGCGCCAGCCTCGGGCGCGGCCTGCACAAAGGCGGTCATGCCCTCCTTGGCTTCCTCGCGCTTCGTGCTGTAGCTCGGGCCGATCTGGGCAACCACGTCATACGAGCCTTGCGTGAGATCGTGCGTGAACACGGTTTCGCCGCTCTGCGGATTAACGCCGTTCGCCTTGTTCACCTCCAGCACGTCGATCTTGCCATCCTCGCCCATGATGCGGATGGTGCGCTCGGTGTCGTAAATGTGCGGGATTAAGTCGTTAATGATATTGCCAGTCTGGCGAACCGCGCGGGCGAAGTTATCGACGTAGAGATACGAGCCAACATCGCCTTCACGCTGGCGTGCAAGGATCGCCTTGCCGCTGGTCTCATTCGAGCGATTACCCAAACCAGCGTCATAAATGCCAATGACGGCCTTCAGGTCCTCGCCGGCCATCGTCAGGCCATCAAGGATGCCTTGCGAGGAGACCGGGGGCTGCACACGCTGCGGAGCCGCGCCGCTGTTCTTGGTGTCCGGCTCATAGGGCAGATAAGGCAGGTTCTTGGTGTTAGCCTGCTCCCACAGGCTTTGATACTTGGCAACGTTGGTTTCCGTCACCATGAACGGCGCCTTGGGCTGCAACGCGACCGTCTCGGTATGCGCAGAGTGAAAGTAGTTGCTCATGCGCTGCGGGTCTTTCGCGTCGCGCACGATGCCCTTACGGATCAGCTTGCGGCCAATCCGCACTTCCTCGCCCACAACAGGGACAATCGGGATATATCGGCCGGGCCACTCGTCAGGACCTTCCAGCACGGCCATCGCCGTGATGAGATACCGACAGACCTTCGTGCTGTCGCGCATCTCGATACGAGCGCCACGCGCCAGATGATAGGCAATAACCGACTCATCGGCGTCCGTCACATCGGCAATCGAGCCGTCAACACCAAGCGCCAGCCGTTTTTTGGTCGGCTTCTTAACCCAATACTCAGCGACGCGAACGTAATCGTCCGTCACCCACTCGCTATTGTGTTGCCATTGGGTGTCGGCAAACTCACTTGGGCTAACGCCCGGATACTGCTTTTCAAAAGCACGGCGGCTGATATCAATCGGGACAAAGCAGAACTTGGCGTCTTCCTTGACAGGGCGAACGGCGTCCGGGTCCCACAGGACCGATACGCCATCCTCAATCGGGCCGATGTAGATTTCCTGATTGAAGGTGGACGAGTCCGCGTATTCCGTTCCAACGCGCCAATGGGCAATGCCGCAGGCAACCTGGCTATCCGCCGCGCGGAAGTAAATCGCGCTGGCGTCCGAGCGGTTCTCGACGTAGCGAATCAGACCGCCGCGCAATTCCGCGATTTTCTCATCCGCGCCGCTATCGACCGGGACCACCTTAATAGCCGGCTTCATCTGCCGAATGTCGCCCGTAATCTGATGGACGAACTGCGGCAGGCGGTTGATTTGAAGGACCGGGCGTCCCTCGTTCTCACGCTCCTTGCGCTGTTTTGAGGGCCATTGCGCGTAATCGTCGCCGGCAAGGAACGTCAGATCGTCATACGCCTGCTTGATATTATCCTTTTCGCGCTCATAGGCCGCGTCATAGTTGGCGCGCGCCTCAGCCAGAATATCCTTGTTATCGCTCCCTGTCGGCTTTGCTTCGCGGTCGGTGTTGCTGCCAGCCATTCAGATCAACCGCTCATCCAGCTTCCGGCGCCGCGAGGCGCAACATTCAGGGGCTTCAGGGTCTTTTGATTTGCTAGCTCTTCGCTCACAACGGCCATAAGGCCGAAGGCGTCAGCCGCGTGAGAGGACCAATCGTGTTCTGGGCCGAGACCGACATTACGAGCCTCGTCCTTTCGCTCGTGATAGTAACCAAGTGCCTCGCGACCAGCTTCCGTCGTGCTTTCATTGAACCAGCAACGCGGCATCACCCGGCGCACCGCTTCAACCCGCATCATCGCGGCGCCCCTACCCTGGTTGGGTACGACCATGACTTCAAAGCCGGCATCACGGAGATGGTCCTCATACCGCTTGCCGGTAATGCTATTCGTGTTCACGCCGTCGTGCGGCAGAATACAATGCGCCTCGCCATAACTACGCGAGCGCAACTCATTGACGTAATAGGCAAGAACCTGACCGACGCCCTCGATATAATCTAGAACGCGGATTTCTTGGCCGACGAACTGGACAATCCAGATCGCCATCGCGTCGGCTTGCGCGCCAGACCCGCCAAGATCAAAAATTGCGCGTATCTTGAGCAGCGGATCGGCCGCTACCTTGCCAATGCGGCCTTCCTGCTTCGCTTGAAGCAGCAGCTTAGCGAAATATGCGCCCTCGAAGGCTTGAGCGTAGCCACCGTTCCAGATGTGCTCATATCGCTCTGGATAAAGGCTGAAGTCTAGAGCGCGCTCCTGCTCAAGTACCGCCGGGAACCAGGGGTTGTCGCTCCAGTTCGCCTGAACAACAACGGAATCTGAGGGCTTCTTGCCTCTCAGGAAATTGTCAATCGCGTCGGCCTTACGACGAGGGTTCCAGCTCGCCCAAATCTCTGAGCCTTCCGCACGAATGGTTGGCCGCAGCATCGTGAGGCTGCGCTCACTGAGCGTCTGCGCCTCTTCGACCCAAGCCCTGTTAAACCCCTCAAGAGATTTAATCGTCTCTGCGGTGTGGTCCTGCATACCCTGAAACAGGATGACGCCGCCGCCGTGTGAATTGATCTGCGAGGCCTGAACATCGAACTTATGCCCGACACCCAAATCCTTGATCTTGTCCTCAATCAGCCGTTTCGCTGACTCCTTCAGACTCTTTTGCACCTCGCGGATACAGACAGAGCGGAGGCCGGGATAACGAACATGATC